AACTGCAAATCTAGATCACGATACGCCGTTCGCAAAATCACACGCCATTTGACGTGCCTCGGTTAATGTTGTAACAGTCCACTCACCCCTGCCGTATGTTGTAGGGAACTCGCAGAACCGTCGATTGATGGTTCCTCTTAACTTCTCATTAGGAACCTTATCGTTGTACAATGAGTTGATCCATACACCTTTGACTACTTTGGTGTCGATAACATCAGGAATGTCTGCTTCCATTTCATTATCGGATGTGGTGAAAGTTTCGCCGTAAATATTAATAGTATCGGTGCCTTCCTCGGCCCAATGTTTTTCGTGATACTCGTTGTCACCCCAAAAGGTTAGGACATCTTCAATGAAGTCTTCTTTGTTGGCTGGATAATAACTGCAGTCACCCTTCTTGGTGCTGTCGCCAATTCCGAAATGATATCGGGCGCGATGTGACCAGCAGTGCCATGATTGTTCTGCTTCACAAAATCCTATGCTACATGTGTTATGAGTTGGGGATGCTAACTCAGGAATGACGCCTCGTTCTACTATCCATTTCTCGGCTTCTTCTTGATCTCCGATATATCCGCCATCGAGTGCGTATGCACTTTTCATGGTACTGCCCATGCCGATGTCTTTTTCAATCAGAACATAATGATTGCAGTATTCTAGTAGTTGATTTTTGGGATCATCTATGATATCTTGTAATTTTGACATTCATAATTATATCAAATCTCACAGATTAGTGTCAAGTTTTATCCGATGACCCACCACATTGGCATTCCACCGTCGTCATAATTCTGAAGTTTCGCTTCAAGATCAATCATCTCTTGGGTACCGGCTGCGATCAACGAATCACCATTCAGGGTTGTTCCGCCCTGCGGTCCTACATATGTAGCGAATTTACTTCGGGCTTCACCCAATGATACTTTAGCTACAGCTAATGCGTAATCCTGTAACCAAAGATAAGCGTATTGATCATTCAATAGATGTTCATCTGGCTTGTTGTTGTAAATCCATAGCAACACTTCTTCACCATCTGCTCTAACATCACGAATAAGTTGAAGCTTTTTGGTTGAAGTATCCCAATGAAAGTTCAGATACCCACCGAACATCTTCATTGATTGTTCCTGATATGCGCTCCATAGTTCGTATGAAAGCATTCCGCCGGATCGACCAGCACGGAGAATGTAGTATGACAGGAATCCAGAATGGAATGGTTCGAAATCGGAACCGGATGTTGACCCCATACCACCGACCGTACGTCTTAGCACTTGGCGAACTTCAGTGATGTTGGAATCCAATGTATAATTGTTAACGCCTTCTTCCAATGTCAAGAATGCATAAGATTCTTCTACACCACGCTCAGATGATGTGCGATATTTTCTGAATGCCTGTTTAATTGCCATGGTGTAATGTGCCGGATCAAGCTCGACCTGAACCATATCACCACCAAGACGTAATCTGATGTATTCTGTGATCTCTTCTTTTAAGTCGTCTACTGCAGCCATTGGAATTCCTCGTTGTCCTGTATTTAGCTAAATACAGCATGAAGATAGCCGAATTACTTAATGAACTCACTAACCAGCCGAACGAGAATACTATCAGTCTTTTGGGTACCACTGATACCGATTTGAACAAGGGTTTCCGTGCGGCTCGTAGAAAAAAGAAGAGAATGGACATTGAGACCACCGCAGGTGGCGCTACGTCACGTCCTAAAAAAACTCAGCAAACTTAATCTTGAACCAACAGGCGAAATTTTCGTCGTGCGGTATAGTGATTTCTGTTGCATTTTCATACATCCGCACCTTCAAATTACCATCCGTCATATCCTTGACAAATTTACAGACTTTCTGTATCAGTGGGCCTTTCAACTCCCGTGACCAAAATGGTGGGTACGATATCGAAATGATATACTCATCTCCCAATACGGGCATTGTGATTGTTGGTTTTTGTGCCATGTTGAATAACGATTTTCCTGTTCTATCTGACGCCATAAGTACGGTCAATTGGCCTATCTTGGTACCGGCTGGCGAGGGCCACTTCCATAATGCTGATTTCATTTGATCACTCGTAAGAGTACAGTGTCCTTGTTGATGCGGCCAGTCAGTTTGATTTCGGTCGCCTTTACGTTCGATAGAATTGTCCGTAGCTTGATCTTACCACCTTTCATGAGGTCTGGCAAGTACTTCTCTGGTTTACGAATGGTTTTTGTTACACTCGTCTTTTCATTATACCCCGTGATCGTTGATCCTTTTACCCCAAGACCACCATCGTTTTCATTGGCGTTGTATACTCCGACCTTACGAGTTTTTGTATTGAACACCCACAATTGTTGCACTCCTATGATTTCAGTTGGGTTGATGCTGGCGACTTTGTATTTGGTGTCATCTGGTTGATAATTCAGCTTTGCCACCAGTTTGCTTTTAGATGGGGCCTTTGCTTTACTGGTTTTGCGGGTTGCCTTCTTAGCAGATTCGTAGGACGCCAAGTCGTTGAACAGTTCGGCAAAGAAAGTCTTATGGCGCTTGAAGTCTGCCCGTTTGAACGATCTATATGCTTCTTTGAGGTCATCGGGTGCGTCTTTCGTGCTGGCGGTTTCTATCTCTGTCAACAATGGAGTGTAATAATCTCGTATTTTCTTGACGTGGACTTGAGCCACATTCTCTTTCTTCATCCAATCAAACACTTTTGGTTGTTTAAAATCTTTGTTGTCGATGGTATCAACCCATTCCTCGAACTGTCCAATGATCTCGCCCAATTGCTCTCTCATATGATCTTGGATGCTTGGTCTCGGGGCTTTGTTATCTAGTTCTGCTTTTTTGGCGGGTTTCGATACAGTTTTTCCTGCGACGATCAACTCGTCCAGTCGTGCTCGTAACCAATCACTATATTCATCTGGCAATCCTTTGAGCAACATAGACGATATTGATCCCATGGTGATTGATAGTTTGACATCGGGCATTGCTTTTACACAGCGCATATCTTCGTCAGAATATTCGGCGAACTTCATCCATTCAAAAATCTTCGGTCTGAGGTCTTTCGCCTCATAAAAATAGTTATAGTGGTTCAGCCCCAACGATTTGATCGTGAGTATTCGCTTCTCATCCCATTTCTCTACTCCGTCCCATATGGGTTCACTCCCAATGTGTTTCAGCAGGGTTGCTTTCGGGAGTTTTGTCTCTTTTGCCATCTTGCGCCTTTTTTATCCTATATAGCAATTACTTATACAAGGTTACGCACGATCTACATAATTGTCAAGAGTTTTTTCAATAAATACGTAGTAAGTGATAAATACAATGTAAGCCGCGATGCTGGAAACATCCGCTTACTCTAACGTCTGGAGGGACATCAGCAATGATCATATTTATAAAATCACGAATTCAATACTGGATTAACCAAGGCTATTCACAAGAAGAAGCCACCATAATTTCACATCAATTTAGGATCACATATGTTTAAGAGCAACAAATACACTACTTGGTATTATAACATCATCGATTCCGCACAAGCAAGAAATTTGCCTCGTAAAACTGCCGGAACAGAAATACATCACATCATGCCTAAATGTATGGGTGGTGAGCGTGGAAATAATTTAGTCGTACTTACTACAAGAGAACACTTCATTTGTCATTGGTTGTTGACCAAAATGGTATCCGCTACCAAGCATAAGTGGCAAATGTGGAATGCTTTTGGATGCATGTTGTGGATGGTATCTGATAAACACAAGCGATATAAGGTGAGTTCACACCTGTATGCGCAGTTGAAAATCGGATATAGTAATTCAAAACGAGAAAGGATGATAGGCGATAAGAACCCGAGATGGGGCACAAAACACACTCCGGAAACCAAAGCCAAGATGTCACGGTCTCATGCCGGTAGAGTTAAATCCCCCGAAGAATGTAAAAAACTCAGCGATGCCCACAAAGGTAAACCCAAACCGGGTGCAGCACGACGAATGTCTGGTCCAAATAATCCAAACAATATAAAGGTATCCTGTGTATATTGCAAAAATGAGATACCATCTCCTATATTCAAACGGTGGCATGGCGATAAATGCCGGAAGAATCCAGAAAATCCGGACGCTAACAAACACTGGAAAACATCCACATGCAAAACATGTAGTTCCAAGTTTGAGTATAAAGTGCGGGATAGCAAAGGTGTGTACTGTTCTACTGCGTGTGTTCATAAATAGTATATAAGCAAGGAGAAGTACGATTCCAAAGATAAGTTTGTGGCAAAATGGTCAGCACAATACCGATTATCAGTTTCAGGATCAACGTGCATCTGAGATGTATACTATTGGCGGAACCGGAATAAATGTGCATCTATATCTTGGTACTTTTGATCAAGGTGCCACTGAAGACGCGACTGAGCCATCATATGCAACAGTTAGTGAGCAAAACATTCAAGATTTGTTGTTTTTAGAGAACCGTGATCGCAAATATGACCAATCGGTGTACGATATACGTGGTGTGTACAACGTTTCCGACATTGACTTCGATTTATCTCAGTTTGGTTTGACATTAGCAGGGGATACTCTGTTTATCACATTCCATATCAACGATATGGTCGCACAACTGGGCAGAAAGCTCATGAATGGTGATGTGTTGGAACTTCAACACCTGAAAGACTATTACAGTTTAGGTCATGAGGGGATTCCGGCGGCACTGAAGCGGTATTACAAGATCGAAGACGCAAGCAATGCTTCCGAAGGCTTCGGGCCTTCGTGGTGGCCTCATTTATGGCGCGTCAAATGTACTCCTATTGTGGATTCACAAGAATACCGAGATATCTTCACGAACACAACATTCAGCGAAGGTGGCTCGACCCTTAAAGACCTGTTGAGTTCATATCAAGACGAAATCGCGATCAACGACGCCATTCTCCAACAAGCTGAAGCCGAAACCCCTGAGTCTGGGTACGACATTGATCAATTCTATGTTGTTCCTGTTGATGACGACAGTGGAGAGATGCTTGGTCCTGAAGAATCAGCTAATGCGAACTTCACCAATACATTGTTGTACGGCGACGGCGAAGCTCCCAATGGTTTCTCGGTGTTGCCGAGCATTACCTTCCCAACATCCCCGAGCATAGGTGACTATGTATTGAGGCTGGACTATCTACCTAATAGATTGTTCCGCTGGGATGGCGCTAAGTGGGTCAAGATCGAAGATGCGGTGAATACTGATTACTCACCGGGAACATCCCTAAATATCAGAGGATCGTTCATTAACAACTCAGGAACATTCACGGCACAAGATGGTGTAACGACTGTGAATGTTAACCAGAACTTAAGTGATTTGTTATCGGCGAAAGCTGATATCGTTGCTACACCAGACCTAGAAGGCGCGTTCGCTGCAGCGTTTGCCGCAGAATTTGATTAAGGATAACAAATGGTAGATACAGTAAGAACAACAACAGAATTATTAACAACATTATTTCAAGACGGTCAATCAAACGGTGCCATCACTGCACAAGACATGAGAGATTTAGTTGTGTCTGTTAAAGACCCTGCCGCAGTTGTAGAGATTAATGCGTTGGCTGATTTCCCAACACCAGTTTCTGGTGTTATCACGCTAGTTACTGGGAAAACTTACATGATAAATGGTGCAATTGATATTGGTGTGAACCGAATAGACGCTTCGGCTGGCGCTATTGGAATTTTTGGAAGAAGTTCAGAGGTTATATCACTAACAACAAACAACGTTGCCGCGATGATCACCAGTGATGAGACCCTAACGATTATGCACTGTAGTTTGACAAACACGGGTGGTCCATGTTTCAATCTTGGTGCGGCTGGTAAATTTTACAGATTCGATGATATTACACTTAATTCCGCTGGCGTAGATTCCATTACTAATGGTATTGCTGCGGTATTCACCAACACACGATGGTCGGGTGGTGCGGCTGGTGTAACCATTAGTGGAGCATGGACTGCTATACTGTTTAGATCATGTGGGTTCTTTAGTCTCACTGGAACGCCAACTATGATGACAATGGCATCCGGTACTACTCCAAATATTTTCAATGTGGATGGTACACAATTTCTTACTGCTGCCGGTCAAACCGGAATTGATATTGATAGTGCTATTAATCCTGCCACATCTGGACAATTTTCGAATTGTACTTTTGCTGCGGCAGGGACGCCATTGGATGCTGGCGGAATTGATGAGAGTTCGACTGGTTGGACTTTCAAAGATAATACAGGCACTCCAAATACAAGAGTGGGCGGTTGGACAAATCATGCAGAGTCTATTAATATTGTCTCTA